ATCGCTTTGAGGGTTATTCACGTAAAATTCTGTATTTACGTAGATGTTATTCTTCTCAAGCAGCTCTTTGTCTATGTTGTTAACGATAAACTCGTTTGATGGGAAGTTGTTCTCCATGACGAAGTCTATGCCTTTTTTATATTTGTCGATTAACGTCTGATGGTCAGAGTTTAAGTCCCAATCGTTAAACCACTTGTCGCAAAGGCCTACTCGTCTTGCCGATGTTCTTAGTTCTATGTTGAGTTCTTTTAAGTCCATATCATTTAACTTTTAAAGATTTAGTACCAGCCGAAACAGAGTTTAAGAAGTCCATTATATCTTCTGCCATCTTGGATGCCTTCTCCGTGTTTCGTGCTATGTTTTGTAGTTGAATTAATTGTGCTTTACCCAATGCGGTTATCTCTGGCATGTCCGAATCGATAAGCCTCTTGACAAAGTCCAATTGCATGGCAATGTCAGCCCTGATACCGTTTACATAAGAAGCAAGTAATGAGGCTGTGTCCTCTGTTATACCTTTTATACCAGCTGCCAAGCCTCCTTCTTCTTTGTCTGGTTTTTCTTTAAGCGAAACACCGTAACTATCCTCCATGTATTTATTGAGAGAATCGAGAGCTTTATAATAGGCCTCCGACTTCTTTTCTCCCTCCATAAGGATTTTGGCAAGTCCTTGCATTTCTCTCTCATCAAGCACATAGTCCCGTCCGAAATATCCTCCTTTACCATCTTCTCCGAACAAAGCTATTCGTGCTTTCTCCATCATGGGCTGTAATATTTGCATTTTAAGCATGTCGTTCATCACCCCAGCCAATATGTCTGCAGATGTCTTTCTAAACGCTTCTGCGCCATCCTCTCCTTTCTTCCACGCATCGAACAAAGCATCACCTAATTGAGATGCCCAATTCTTAAAGTCGATGTTTAACAGGTCAGAAGCTGCATCTTCGGCAAAGTATCTAAGTTCTTCTTCTGCTTCTTTTATGGCTGCATCGTAATCTGCAAGCTTTTTCTTGTCGGTGTTTTTCTTTGCCTCTTCTGCTTTTCTTTGAATCTCTAACTGTTTAAGTTGAAGCTCAAGATTTTTCTTTTGTTCTTTGAGTAACTCCTTCTGATCTCCGAGAGACCTGCGAAGCGATTTTTCAATAGACTTATATGCAGCCTCTAACTTTCTTACCTCCGCCTCGCTTTTTTGGATGGCTTTATCAAGCTTTTTGTCATGTGCTTGCGCTATCTTGCCAACCCAATTAGCCACTTCTCCCATAGCAGCTCCTATGCCTCCGACAATACCTCCTCTTGCAAAGCCTTCGCCTATATTAGACACCGAGCTTATGACGTCCATAGCATAGCCTATACTGTCAGCCACATCTTCATTACCCAAAGCTTCAAACATCGATCTTATGCTGCCAAGTGTGCTCGAGAATATGTCGAGATATGGCTGTGCATTTCTAAACGCATCGGCAATCTTATTCTCGGCTGCCTCCAATTTTGTCCCAGCGTTGGCTGCTTCTTTTTGTGCTTGTGCAAGTGATTTATATTCTACACTTATGCCTTGTATTTCTTTTTTTTCTACGGGTAATACTCCACTTTTATCAGTCGTAGTAGTTGATTTTACTCCGTATGTGCTTACCACTCTGCCACCAGCCTCTACGATAGACAAATTTGCTCTCGCATCTTTCAGTTCTTTTAAAGCATCTATATACTCTGATATACCTTCGGTTAACGATTTAAACGGATTGCGGGATTCATACTCATTTCTTAGTTTCTTAAGTACCGACATGAGTTCTTTAAACTCGTTTACGGGTAAACTTTTACCCGAAGAAGCCTTAAACTTTTCTAAGTCGGATATAATACTCTCAATAACCGAAGTAGATAATCTGTCAATGTCCTCAAATGCCATTATCCACGTATCACTCTCTTTGAATCTATCAAAGTCCAAAGAGGCAAGCGCCTCGTCCATTCTTTTTCTTGTTTCATTTACCGCTTCTTGTGAAGCTCCATGTGCCATCAGATCGGCTATGTCTTGTTCGCCTTGTGCTATTATATCTTTACGTTGTTGTTCGTAGTTTTTATAGGTACTTAGTAGCTCTGCGGCTCTCATCAAACTTTCATCGGACAGCTTCTTTGATTCTTCTTGATAAGCTTTGACAAGTGCAGATGTTTTTCCTCCGAACATCCACGAAACTGTTCCTTCGTCAGCTTTGATGATTTCACTGAAAGAAATACCGAATTTATTGCCTTTTATCTCATCCTCTATTTCTTTTTGCAGTTGTTCTAACACGGATTTAAAACCTACTCTACCACCAAACACAGCATTTATTGCAAAACTGTAATCTCCAGATTCTTTGTATAGCTTGGAGAACAAATCCCATTTGGCTATTGTCTCGGTAATCTGTCTCTCTACGTCGGCCAATGTTGTTTCTACCGACTGTCTGTCTAATCCTGTTAAAGCCTTAGCTGCCTCAATACGTGCTTCTTTACTACCAGTTTTGCGTATTTTTTCTAATTCTGATCTTAATGTATCTGGATTAAATTCTGGGTATATTGCTTTTGCTACACTCTTGGCTCTATCGCTACCAGCTATCTTAACCCATTCTTCATACATAGAGTTAGCCTCCATCAACAAAGCAACTCTATCTTTCAGTATGTCGTTTGTAGTATTGGTTTCATTCGTGCTTTCTTTATCTCTTAACGCAATCCTTGCCTTAATATCCTCGATTTCTTTCAGTTTTTTATTCCACTCTTCAGTGCCGATAAGTGAATCATCCATTAAATCCAATTGATTCTGTGCTGCGCTTAATTGATTCTCCCAATACTCCTTATTACGAACAGTATTAGTATCATCTCCCATAAGAAACGCAAATTCTTTTTCAAGAGACGTAACCTTCTTGTTGTAATTTTCTTGGGCTTTAGTAATGTCTTTAGTTATATCCAATACACGTTTGCCTTCGTCTGATACGGTAGATATAAGCCTGTTTCCACGAGATAATCTTGAATTAACAACCCCGAAATACTTTCTTGTGCGTTCTTCAAGCTCTTTGGTTATAGTACCAGTTGATGTTAACTCCGACTGTATGTCTCTGAAAAGAGATTCTGCCGTGTCTGATGTTATTCTTTTGTCTGGTATCCATGATTCGAATATTTCTCTCATGGCTCTTTCAGAACCACGACTTTCTTTAAACAGGTCTTCTATAAATTCCGATTTTGCGCTTTCCATCGCCTTAGCCCTCGCTGATGCAAGAACCGCATCTGTCAACAATCTATATGCTTTCTCCTGATTAAGCAACGATGCCGTTTCCTGATCAACTCCAACTAAATATTCTCCGTATTGATTGATAATATCAGCCCTTGCATCATTCCATTCAGCCGTTCCTTCTGTTGCTCTTTTTAATCTGTCGAACAATATATCCAATTGCGCAATATCTTTACCAGCAGCTTTCGCAAATTCTTCGTTTAGCGATTTTAGTTCTTTCTTGGATAGCTTTGTTGCGTCTCCAAATTTTAACATCTTGCCTATAGCATCGAATATCTTAGCGCCAAAAAACGTCATTATGGTTACTGCAGCAACGATTGCAGTTTGCCAGCTGAAGACACTTGAAATAAGCTGTCTCCAAACAGGTATGGCTTTTACATTCATATTCATATTGTCTTTATGCTGCTGTTTAAGGATTTTATACTCTTCATTGGCTCTTTTTACCTCATCGGCAAACATGGGTAGGTTATTGGATATGGCTGCAAAGAATATATTCGCCCCATAAGCAAGAGATGGGAGCTCTCTCCCTAACTGCTGAACCTGAAATGTAAGGCCGTTAAATCCAGACCTGTAATTACCAACGTTTCGCTGATAACGCATTGAGGCTTGTTCGGCCTCATTTAATTTTATGGTTGTTTGTTGGATGTTTTTAAGCAGCTCTTTACCTGCGGCTGCCTCCCTTTCTGCCTCACCTAATCGATCATATTCATAGATTAGCTTTCTTATTTGTTCTTTATAAGAAAGAATACTACCTTCGGCCAAGTTCTGTTTTTTTGAAGCATCAACAAGACTTTTGCCAACTTCGTCCAATTCTTTTTTAACTTGTGAAAACTCCTGTATAATAGGTTTTGCATCGGCTGCTTTTGGCAAACTCTTATATTGTTGTTCTAATTCTTTCGTCCGTTGAATAAGTTGTTCGATGTAACCTATTTCTTCTTGTGTAGCCTTAGTGCCTGCGTTGCTTCTTTTAG